ATTCTGATAATTATCTAAAAATTACAGAATTTAACATATCACTATAATATAAGTAATCTGTTTCATCTAAATGAGAGATCATAGATAATACTGACTTTTCATAACTACTTGTGCAATTTTCTATAATTTTTTCTATACTTTCTTTAAATTTAAAATTAAGTTTACATAAAGATATTATAGTAATTAAATCTACTTCTTTAGCTGAATTTAGAACATCTAAAATAGGGAAACATTCTAAATCTTTAATTACAGATATTGTCAATATTTTAACAAGCAGACTATTATATTCTAGTTCAAAGGACATTGTATCTATTCTTTGTATGAAATAACTAAGAGTATATAAAGAATGTAAAATTTGTCTAAGAGAATCTTTTATATTACTACTTCTGTAAACATGAGATGACTGGAATAAAGATAAAGATAGAGAAGTGTAATCTTCTAGTTGATCTGATACAAATCTCCTAGTTCTTGAAATAGAATTATACCTACTGTTTTCAATAAAATTTTCTGTGTCTCCTAATTCTGTTGTAGTTATATAGTCAATGGTATTAAAATCTAAATCTTCTCCTTCTTCTTGTACTACATTTATAATTTGTTGGGGTAGAAAATATTTAGTAATAGTCTCAAATAAATTACGAATTATAGAATTTCCTTTAGATATTCTATATAAAAGATTCATAATAGTAATAAATTTATTTTTAACGTGTTCTGGAAATCCTATATCTACACTTTTAATTGGAATCTCTCTAATATTTTTAATGGAATAATAATTGAAATAATTACTGTATCCATGAACATGAAATATAGTACTTAAATTATTATTAATCATATCTAGTACACTTATGTCTATTTTATTAGTAATATTAATTTTATCTAATATGCATTTATCACTAAATTTAAAAATCTCAGGATGTGTTTCACCTAGTTCAAAATTAACATCATCTATGCTATAAAAATTAGAAATGCCCATAATTTGAATAGGATCTTTATAACATAATAATAATAATTTAATATCATTATTAAACTTAACTACTTTATCTTTACTATCAAATTCCTTTACTTTAATAGGTGTTTTACTAACTATCAATATTTCTTCATGACTGACTATTTCTGCTGTATGATAATTTGATTTTTTACAATTAACTGTTATACTATTTTGTCTATTTTATATTTCTATAATAAAGTTACCTATTTCTGTCTGTTTAATTCTGGGAATAGATTTAATACTGTGTTGATTTATAGCATTACTTATACAGTTCAATTCGGATTCTATTTTAAATCTATATGTTTTTTCATTTTCACTAATTTCAAACTTTACCTTTTTCTTTCTTAAAAACAAATATATATTAAATAAAGTGTCGCTTATAGGAATCTTATAAGTATTTTTACCTTTTCTTTTTTGTTTAATACATTCACTTTCATCATTTATATATTTATATGTAATTTTATCTAAAGATATAAAAATTCCTCTTTCGTCTAATCTTAGAGCTACTTGACTGTGACCTATTCCTTTTTGATCTTTTTCTAATAGATACATAGTTCCTCTAGGATCATAACTGCAAGAGATTTGTAATTTAGTTACTTCTTGTGCTACATTTCCTATAGGTAATATATCTGTATGTATTAATAAGTTTAATAATTTTCTATAAAAAGGTTTAGATTGTATTAGATCTTTAGAATCTTGATTAACAGTACTTAGAATATCTAAAACTTTAGTATCTATAGATAAATAACTTAGAAATTCTCTTCTTATATATACATTTTGAACATAATTTAGAAGAATATCCATAACTTCTACTTTAGATTTAGAATTAGCATGTTTAATTCTCTCTACTTCACAAATAATTCCTACATGACTACAAATTCCTTCTACTATCATAGTTAAATTAGCAAGATCTTCATTTAAACTTTTTTCTACAGTTCTGTTAATATGAGAAGATTTCTTTTTAGTAAGAATTTTGTAATCATAATTTCCTAGTGGTAAATGAATACTAAATAGTTCATTTACAAAACTGTAACTGTTTTTAACAATTTTTGTTTGAGGACAAAATATATATCTTGGTTTATGCATTAGTTTAACAAGAAATCGTAATCTAAGATCTTTATTATTCCTTGTAACTTCAAAACTGTCTAGTATTCTTATAAGTGGATCCAACTTTGTATCTTCTTCTGCAATCATTTTAAATAAATCTTTAATTTGGACATCTTCTGCTTCATTAGGTAATAATTTATTTGCTACTCTATAAATTCTTTTAACTACTAAATTAGGTGAATATGGATCTACTTTTACAGAATTCCGTTCATAATCTTGTCGCAAATTATCTAAGCTTTCGATGCATACTCCATTTAGACCACTCATAACAAATAGCATTTCTTTATCTGAAATTAAATTGTCTTGTTTAGTTAATCTATAATTAATATAATCAGGAATACTTTTAAATTCTTGTTTGTCATATTTTAATAAAAATTTCTTACCTTTACTAAATAGAACAGTAGGTATATAATTGATAGATCCTTCTGAATAGATATAAACTCCTTGTCTTCCTTTAATTAATCGTATGGCTGCATCTCTTTTTTCTTCAGGTGTAGGACAAAATAGTTTTGTATCTAGATATTCTTCATCTTCGTCTTGATTTTCCTCTAATATTTTATAATTTCCTCTTTTAGTAATAGCATTTAAGACAGAAATATTACTTGACCTTATAGGAATTTTATTTAGTGGCCTTTCTACTCCTGTACGTCTTTTGAAATCTGTATAAAGAACTCTAAGGATATTTGGGCACTTTTCTAGTTTACGTAAACGAAGATTATTTCCATGAGTACCGAAATTTATTAAATCTTGAGGAGAACAGTAAAATTTGCCATATAGTTCTACAGGTGTATCATAATTATGATAATCTATACTATAATGTTTCATATTTGGCAATATAGAATATAATTTATCAACATAAAATTGAATATGCCTTAAAATTAAATTATAAGAAATCAAAGGTAATCCTAATCCTACTAGATCTTGTAATCTATTTACAAAAGAATATAGATCAGAAGGATATGAATAAGGAGTAGCATCACGTAATAGAGATATTACCTTTTTAATTATAACATATATTGAACTACCTCCTATTTCAAAAAAACTAGTCATTTCACACATTAGAGAAGTTATTGCATCTTTAGTAAGATTATATCTAATACATGTTATAGACTTACTACAATAAATAACTACTATAGCTAGCATAAATTGATAATCTTGATTGAACAATAATCTATTAGAATAATCATCAGAATGTAATGCAGAAAGAGACAGAATTAAATTATTATCAGTGAGATCAATATTGTCTATTATATCTATAATCTTAGCTTTTCTTACTTGAGCTATTTTACTATCAACAATTTTTTGTCTAATTTTGTGAATATTTTTAGACATAGATACCATAAGAACATCACAAATAATTTGAGAAATTACTGCTTTACAGGAAGAAGGAGAATTAAAAAAACCTTCTGGCCAACCTTTATGAAATCTTTTTTTATAAGCTCTTTTACTAACAGAACAATCTTTTTCAAATGAATCAGTAAAAGCTCTAGCTAAAGGACTTTCATAATCAACCATATAATCTTCATGTTTAGCATCTAGTAAAATACTAAATTTATTTTCTGGTACTATTAGTAATCTATCACCCATTTTAGCCATATATCTAGATATATTTTCTCCTAAGTCATTGCCTGCTGCAAAATCTATTGGTTCTTGAGACATTCTCTTATATGCTGCTTCTACCTCTGATGCTTCGAGAAGTTCTTCTTTAAAAAGACAATAAATCATAGCAAACATAACTATAGTATGGTCTCCTGTACTCCATTTAGATGAATCTCCTGACAATTTAAATGTATGTTTATATTGAACTGAAAATTTTTGTAAAGTATCACTGTCTTCTTGAAAAATTATGTTTTTATAATCTCCACTTTTTGATATTAATTCAGATCTAAAATGACTATTAATATACAAAAAAAGCTTATCTATAATAAATAGACAACATAAATTTACTATGTCTGTTATATTAATTTCTCTATCTCCTTTAGCTTGTATTTTTCGTGCTAAAGCTACTAATACATCAAAAAGTATTTTGTTAGTAAGTAAATCTCCTACAGTGGTATCTGGACCTGCTTGATCTAAAACATATAAAATCATGTCTAGTTTCTTTTTAGGATTATAACTGAAAAAGGGTGATTTAATAGTACTAGCTGTATTGCTCAGATCTATAAGTGGAGTTCTCATTATTTCTTCTAGTTTTTCAATTAACTTTCTTCTTGGAAAAAAATCTTTAAAATGAGCTATTATTCTTATTACGCATTCTATATCATAATTGAAAAAACTTTCTTCTTTATCTTCAAAAGTTTGCATTGTTTCAAAAATAGTTTTATAAACATGATATTCACTCTTATGAACTTTGGAACAGAATGCTATACGATATAAATCAGAAAATAAAAGTTGTGGATCTTTAACTACTTTAGCTAAGAAAGGAGCATACATTTCAATTTTTGTTGTGTTCATCTCTTCACCAATAGTAATTTTTGTATTAAAACATTTATGAATATGTGGCATAGCATCTAAATATCTATTTAAGAAATAATTAAGAGTGTAGCATCTAGATTGATTAGGAAATCTTACATCTAGAATATCTTGTATATTGAATTGCTTTCCACTTAGCATACTAAAACTATATCTAATAAAGTCTAAGTAACCACAAGCTTTTTCATCACTTAGATTACAACATAGAAAACTATCAAAAATAAAACTGTTTAAAGTTTGTTGAATTTCTACACTATACACTTCAGGATCACTTATTTCACTATTTTTGAGTAATAAATCAAGAAAATATATAGAAGACAGCATGATAGAATTATAGCTAGCTATTACATTATCAACTTCTATTTTTTGAACCCTATACCATTGTGTTTGATAAATAGTAGCATCTGTGTCTTCTTTAAGAATATTAACTAATGGTACTGTACTCGAAATGTCTCTAGCAAATAATGATAAATATTTAACTATTAAATCTTCGTCTACTGTATCAGATTCAAATACTACTTCTTTTGTGCATAAACCATTATATAAATCCATTATTTCTTGTATACCAGACTCATTAAATTCCATTATCACTTTCTTTACATGAATTTCAATATCTCTAATTTTGTTACAGATAGATTGTAAAGATTCTTTTAACTCTAAAGTTTTAGATACTAAATTTCTAAGCGCATATATATTGTGTCTATAATATATTCTAATAGCTTTACGTAATATTTCTTCACATTTACTTTTGGTTGTTAAACTTTCTAAATGTAAGTATTCTTCACTTAATTCACCAAACATTTCACAAGTTAATTCAGGTGTACCAGGAGCTAAAGTTTCTATTTTCCACATAATATTATATACTTTTTTTATATGTTCATTAAAAAAAGATGTAGTACACTTACTCATAAATGCTACAGGAAAGAAATCTGTATCTTTTCTAACTTTTCCACTAGTACCAATAATAGCTATAACATTGTTATCAAGACCATTGCATACACTAAAATTGTTTTTCCCTCTATTTTGTGTTATTATAGGTAAAATGTTATAAGCTAGTTTAAATTGTTTGTAAACATTATATAAAGCACTACTCTTTTCTAAATATTTAATTATTAAATCATTTTTATGTGATAATTGAGATAATACTTCTGAAAATTCTAAATCTACTGGTATAGGTTCTGACAAATAATCTAACTTAAAGTTTTTCATTTCCATATTATTTTCTGTTGTTATAGCACAAAAAACAGATTTTAGAGTATCAACTGATTTACTATGTAAAGGTAAATAAAAATGTTCCAATTTCTTTTCTAATCTTCGAGTTTTATCTTGTTCTGAAACTTCTACAAATCCAAATTTAGTTACTGTATTTTTTTTCAATCTAAATTTCTTTTCCTTTTTATTATGATATATTTCTTGTGCTGTCTCATATATATCTCCTAACTTAACTGATTCATCATATATATGAGTATTAAATCCCATATTGTCTCTTTTAGATAGAATACCTGATAATAATTCATCTGTATATTGAATTTGAGCAGTTTTGTTATCTATTGATGAATGTAAATGATCAGTGGAAGAGGGTAAATCAGAAATAACAAATACTAAAGGTTTTTTAGGATATTTATATGCATGTCTATACTCTATTTTAAAATCACATTGTTGAGTACTTAATTTATTAAATTTTGATTTAAATATATTAATTCTTTCTAGAATATCATCTTGATTATACTCATCTACTAAAGGTAATTTAACAATGCCTAGTAATTTAATGAAATCTCTGTTCAGAACTTTATCCCATAGAAAATCTCCTAAATTACTATCTACACAATTATCAATAATTTTTGATAAATTTTCATCAGACATTATAATATTTTTAGAATTAGTTACAGTGCTATCATTAATAGAACTAGTTACTAGTATATTTTTATCTATAGGTAAGTTTAATTGAGCTGAATCTGAATAAGTACCTTTGAAGGAAGCAGGTATTGTATAAGAATAATCTTTTATTCTACATTCTCTAATATTATCTTGAATTTCATTAATTTCTGATAAATAACACCATCTCTTTAATTCTATTTCTTTTTGTATAAATGATTGTAAAACTTCTTTTGCTAATTTCTTAAATTCATCTATTTTAAAACAAAGAGGTTTAATTATTTCAGATACTTCAAATTCTACTTTAATCTTTTTAGATCCTTTTTCTACATCAAAAAAAACTATTATATAACCATATTGTATTTTATTAAATATTTTTTTACATTTCTTTGATGCTTCCTGTCTATATTCTGATACATCTTCTTCTAAATCAGTACAATAGTAATCATATATTTCATTACATAATCCTAAATATTTAACTCTCTTTACTCTAGCATAATTAGCATCTCTAGCTACACCTAGTTCTATTACTGTAAGTTTTTTCTCTGTTTTATCTAGTGCAAATAAATCTGGTTTTTCTAAAATAGTACTTTGAAACAATTCTTGTTTTAATGGAATTAAGTTATTGTTAAAATAATTTACAAAAGTTAAGTCTTTGTCTTTTAATCCTAATATATAATTTTCTAATATATCTAATACCAAATCATGTCTATGATGTAATATTTTACTAATAAATGTAGTCTTATTAGTAGAATTATATTTATTGTTATAATCATTTAAATCAAATTTTTTTTGAACTATGTATTCATAAGTATCAACTTCAAAGAAATTTATTAGTAATAGACCTCTGCAATGCTCTGAAAAAGAAAAATCGCCATTAAAATATTCTGTATTGCGATAAGAGTTATAATCATTCATATCTATACTCATAGTATTTTTATCTTTAGTTTTAACACATACATTAATAAAGTTAGCAGGAGTACCATCTATATCTTGTCTGCCTGACCTATTAGCAAATCTATACAAAACCTCTCTTTTAACTTCATCATATAGAGTAACAAATAAACTAACTTTTGCTCTATTACAATATAAAGATAGTAAAGGTAATATAGCTGTATTGCATATAAAATAAGGTGTAATATCATCTTTACAAATGCATTTTAGTTTATATAGATATGATTCAACACTAAGATTTAAATTATCTAATATTCTAGAACTAGGGTGTAAACAAAATTCAGGTATATAAGGATTATTTAGAAATTCCATTAAGCTAACTGTCATGTCTGTTTTTTCTGCAAAGTATACTGATAATTTGTTGTAAAGATTAGTACAATTATTATTTTTAGCATTATTCTCTACATACATTCTTTGATTTATATTAGCTCCTTTCCGTTTGTGAGTTCTTATGAAATTGGAATATTTTTCTCTATTTTTGGTGGATAGTAATTTATATCGATCTTCTACACTAATACCTCCTACACTATCAAATAATATTTTGTTTTCTTTATATAGTAAAATTATTTGTTCTACATAATCTAGTTGTTCTTTAGGTCCTAGTATATTTATATCAATTAATTTAATGAAAGACACTAAAGTTTCTTTATGAGCATTATCTAGATCTCCATGAGTAATTGCATTTAATAGATTCTTATGCTTAAAACAAGATAATAGAATTTCCTGTTTAAATTTTTCTGTATTATGCAAATCTTTAAGCTCAGCCATTTTTTGAATTTAACTGACTTCTGAATTTTATATTTAACTTACTTTTGAATTTAAATTTTAATTTTATATATACATTATAG